GGCACGCATCGCCATCAATCCGAAAGATGGCGACGCCATGAACACCTGGGCACGGGTTCAGCGGAGGGATGTCACGCAGTGCTCGATCGGGTTCAGGATCATCCGAGAGGAAACCGAGTTCCGCGAGGATGGTTCCGTGCACTGGACGATCTACGAGGTCGAGCTCTATGAAATCTCCGTTTGCACCTTCCCGGCCTATGAGGCCACCAACATCTCCGCGCGCACAGCCCAGCGGGACGCCATGGAAGCCCGCCGCCTGGAGGCGTGGAAGAACGACATGAAAGAGAGGATCAAGCATGGCACTTAAAGCGCTGCTGATGAAGAAGCAGATTGACCAGAAGCGCAAGCAGCTGAACGGGCTGCTGGAGAAGCGCACCGCCCACGAGGCCAAGGAGACCGAGCTGGCCAAGGCCATCGAAGAAGTGAAAACCGAGGAACAGCGAACCGCGGTGGAGGGCATGGTCGCCGAGTTCGAGGCCGAACGCGACGAGAACGAACAGGCCATCGACAGTCTCCAGAGGGAGATCAAAAAACTGGAAACCGACCTGTCCGCCGAGGAGCAGAAGCAGGACACCGAACCGCCCGCCGGGAAGCAGAAGCCCGAGGGTGAAAACGAGAAGAGGGAGGATAAAACCGACATGAACCACACTGACAAGAAGCACATGGACACCCGTGCGCTGGTGTTCCGCGGCATGACCTATGCCGACCAGCAGGCGCTTGTAGAGCGAGAGGAAGTCAAGGACTTTCTGGAGACCATCAAGGACCAGATTCGCGCCAGCCGCAAGGCCAAGCAGACCCGCGCCATCGCCAACATCGGCCTGACCATTCCCGATGTGCTGCTGGGCCTCCTGCGTGAGAACGTGCTGCGCTACTCCAAGCTGTACAGGCACGTCACCGTCAGCCGCGTCAACGGCGATGCCCGTATCCTGATTTCCGGCGGCATCCCCGAGGCTGTATGGACGGAATGCTGCGCCAACCTGAACGAGCTGAACATGTCCTTCTATGAGGACGCCTTCGGCTGCTGGAAGCTGGGCGGCTATTTCACCGTGTGCAACGCCAACATTGAGGACAGCGACATCGACCTGACCGCCGAGATACTGTCCACGCTGGGACAGTCCATCGGCTACACCGATGACAAAACCATCATCTACGGCAAGGGGAACATCATGCCCATGGGCATCGTGACTCGCCTGGCCCAGCAGAACCAGCCCGCGGATTATACGCCTACCGCGCGTCCCTGGGTTGACCTGCATACCTCTAACATCGTCACCATCGCCAACACATACACCGGTATCGCGCTGTTCCAGCAGATCGCGCTGGCGGCGGGCGCGGCGAAGGGCGCCTATGCCCGCGGCGAAAAGGTTTGGCTGATGAACGAAAAGACCTATACCGCCCTGATCGCTGAGGCGATGAACATCGACGCCACCGGCGCGATCACCTCCAGCGTCAACGGCACCATGCCGGTGTTAGGCGGTATCATCGAGGTGCTGCCGGAATCCATCATCCCGGACAACAACATCATCATGGGCTACTTCGAGCTCTACCGCATGATCGAGCGCGCGGGTGAGCGCTTCGCCAGCTCCGAGCACTTCCTGTTCCTGGCGGACCAGACCGTCTTCAAGGGCACGGTTCGCTGGGACGGCAAGCCCATCATCGCCGAGGCGTTTGTGCTCATCGGCATTAAGGGCACCGAGCCCACCACCAGCGTGACCTTTGCGGGCGACAAAGCCAACACGCCGACGGCCGTATGGCTGCCTGCCACCGCCACCGTCAAGGTCGGTGAGACCGTGACCCTGGCGCCGGTACTGACGCCCTACGGCGTGCAGACCACTTACACCTGGGACAGCGCTACCGTAGCCAAGGCGACCGTCAGCAATGCGGGCGTTGTGACCGGCGTGGCCGCGGGCACCAGCGTCATCACCGTTACCACCGCAAACGGCCTGTCCGCACAGTGCACCGTGACCGTCACTTCGGCTTAATCCACTTTGGAGGTGATGTAAATGGTCTACATGCAGACGCTTTTAACCATGCTCAAAACAGATCTGGGCATCTTGTCCTCCGATGCGTATGACGAGCGGATGACCCAGTACATCACCTCCGCCGTGACCTACATCACCAATGAGGGCGCCGCCTCGCTGGATACGTCCAAACCGGACGACGCCCAGCTTGTGGTGATGTATGCCGCGTGGATGTGGCGGCGGCGCGACAACATGGAAGGCATGCCCCAGATGCTGCGCAGGGCGCTGAACAACCGGGTATTCCGTGAAAAGGCGGCGAGCAGCGATGACTGACACCACGATCAAGCTGATCTCCCACGCCCGCACCCAGGACGCCGACGGCGTATGGCGTGAGGGCGCGGAGACGCCGCGGGAAATCTTCGCCCGGGTGGACAGCGTGACTCGCGCCGAGTTCTTCGACGCGGGGCAGCGCGGCTTCCGCCCGGAATACCGGTTTACCGTATTTCACGCCGAGTACGCGGGCGAGGATGAATGCGAGTACAACGGCCAGCGCTACGCCATCTATCGGACATTCCGCGTGCCCCAGACCGACGATCTGGAGCTGTACGCCGAGCGAAAGGCGGGTGTGATCCATGGCACGGCTGACGGCACTTGACAAGCTGAACAGCACCATCGCCCAGATGCTGAACGAATACGCCGCCGAGGTGCAGCACGACGTTGACCAGGTGGCCGTCGAGCTGGGCAAGGCCGGAGCGGAAGCGGTGCGCAAGAAGACCCGCGAGACCTTCCCGGTCAAGAAGCGCAAGATCACCGGCAAATACGCCAGAGGGTGGACCTACCAGGTCTACAAGGGCAGGGTGAGCACGGAGGTCACCATCTTCAACAACCATCCGGCGCTGACGCATCTGCTGGAGAATGGCCACGTCACCCGCAACGGCACCGGGCGCACCTATCCGCGGACGCCCGCGCATGTGCACATCGCGCCGGTGGCCGAGGAGATCGCCCGCACATTCCCGGAGGAGGTGTTGAAAAAGCTATGACCACGCAGGAAGTCGCCACCATGATCGCGTCGGTCGGGCTGCCGAACGCCTACGATCACTTCGACAGCCCGCAGACCCCGCCGTTTATCTGCTTTCTGTATTCCGGCAATGCTCCCTTCACGGCGGACGACCGCAACTATGTACAGATCGAGGGCCTGACCATCGAGCTGTACGCCGACAACAAGGATTTTGTGCACGAGAGGGCCATCGAGGACGTGCTGAACGCCAACGATCTGCCCTTTGAAAAGGATTGCACATATCTCAGCGATGAGAGACTTTACATGACGACCTACACTATGGAGGTGTTGATCAATGGCTCTTGGAGCGAATGAAAACAAGGTCAAATTCGGCCTGAAGCGCGTGGCGTTCGCCATCGCCACCATCGCCGAAGACGGCAGCGCCACCTATGGCGATGTGATTACCTTTCCCGGCGCGCGCACGCTGTCCCTGGAGCCCCAGGGCGCGGGCGAGCCGTGGTACGCCGACGACGGCGTCTATTACTACAACAGCGCGCCCACCAGCCGCCAGGGCGACCTGGAGATGGCGCGGATCATCGACGAGTTCAAGAAGCAGGTGCTGGGCTACATCCAGGACGAGAAGGGCCTGCTGCTGGAGGACATGAACCCCGAGGAGGTCCACTTCGCGCTGCTTTTCGAGACGATGAACGACAAGAAACGTCGGCGCTATGTCATGTACAACTGCATGGCCACCGCGCCCACCGTCGGCAGCGCCACCAACGAGGGCAGCAAGGAGCCCCAGACCGAATCCAGCACCATCACCTCGATGGGCATCTGGGTGGAGAGCTTCGGCAAGTGGTTCGATCACGCCGAGACCACGCCGGAAACCGACGCGACTTCCTTCGCCAACTTTTTCAGCGCCGTGCAGCTGCCCACCGCGCCCACGCAGACGCCCGCGCAGACGCCCGCGCAGACGCCCACGCAGGGGGGTTAATCCATGGCCAGCAAAAAGATATGGATCGGAAACCGCGAGGTGGAAATGCTGGCGATGTCCAGCTGCAACTATTTCTATCGCCGCATCTTCGACGAGGATCCCTTTGAGCTTCAGGCGAAAGCCGCGGCCAGCCCGGAGAGAGGCGCCCTGGGCATCACCTTCGCCATGCAGATGGGTTTCATCATGAAGTCCATGGCCGAGGCCCACGGCGACCGCAGCGTGATGAACCAGCTGAGCATCGACGATTATCTGGACTGGATCGACCTGTTTGATACCTACGATTTCGCCGAACCCAGCGGGGCCATCATCGAGCTCTACGCCAAGCAGAACAAGCAGCACAGCGCCGAAAAAAAAGAGGACGCCGCTCAGAGCGGCAGCTGAACGTATCGGTCTTTGTGCTCAGAGCGCTCCAGGTCGGGCTGACACTGTCCGACCTGGATTTTTTGGAGACCGGAGAGGTCATTGACATACTGATCGAGCGCGGCAACGACGATTTTGATTATGCGCTGTTGCCGGATGAAGACGAAAGCCCGTTTGGATAAGGTGGTGAGATAGTGGCAAGCAAGAGGATTCAGGGCATCACGATTGAGATCGGCGGCGATACCACAAAGCTGCAAACTGCACTGAGAGACGTGGATACGCAGCTGCGCACCACCCAGGGCAACCTCAAGGACATCGACAAGCTGCTCAAGTTCAATCCCGGAAACACGGAGCTTCTGAGCCAGAAGCAGCGTAACCTGCAGACTGCGATCAAAGACACATCCGCGCGGCTGGACGAGCTGAAAAAAGCCCAGTATGCGGCCATGACGCCCGATCAGTACGATGACCTCCAGCGGGAGATCATCGACACCGAGACCAATCTGAAAAGCCTAAAAAAGCAGTACAAGGACTTCGGATCCGTTGGCAAGCAGCAGATCAAGGCCGTGGCGAAAAAGATGCAAGAGGTCGGGAAGAAGATCTCCGGGATAGGCGATCAGCTGACGCAGAAGATCACCATGCCCATCGTGGCGGGATTCGGGGCAGCTCTCAAAGTGACCGCAGACTTTGACCAGCAGATGAGCAAGGTCAAGGCCATCGGCGGCGAAAGCATCGACACCACCGCTTTTGAAAAGCTGAGGCAGACGGCGAGGGATGTGGCGGCTTCCACCAAGTTCGACGCCAACGAGGTCGCCCAGGGCTATGAGTACATGGCCATGGCAGGCTGGAAGGCCGAGGCCATGCTCGGCGGCATAAAACCCGTAATGAACCTGGCGGCGGCATCCGGCGAAGAGCTGGGCATGGTGTCCGATATCGTCACCGACAACATGACCGCCTTCGGGCTGACCATCGACAGCGTAGGGGGTGACGTGGATGCGTTTAACAAGCTGACCACCCATTTCACGGACGTGTTGGCCGCGGCCTCAACCAATTCCAACACGAACGTCAGCATGCTGGGCGAGTCCTTCAAATACGCCGCG